TATTTATGGGAAAGAGCAGCAACAGGGCCAACAGTGGCAACCGGCAGTGAGACAGCTTTCACAATAGCTTTGCCGTATACGTTGTCAACAGCAACTATTACAGTTCAAACCAGTATACCAAATAGTACTAGCTTGTCAAGTCAATATACTGTTACTATTCCTAATAATTGTACTCCGTTGCAATTTGTAACTAACTGGTTAGCTGCTGCTATTCCTTATACAACTGCATTGTTAACTACTGACGATGCTGTGCAATTAGTACATACTCAAGGTGGCGAAATTGTAATGAATGATCGTATATCAACAGCAGGAGCTAATCAAGGGCGTTCTGCCACCATACTAACACAAGCTGGCTTTGATGCTCAAATTACTCCTTTTGTTCAATACGATGGCCCACTTTCAGGTGCTAGTGTAGATTTTAATGGCATAGCTACTACAGGTGGTGCTGGCTCAGGATTGACAGTGAATGCAAATATTCAAAGTGGCTTCCTTTATGGTATAATAGGAACAGGTGTAGCGTCTGGCGGAACTGGTTATGCTGTAGGTAATACTATAACAGTTAGTGGAGCATTATTGGGAGGAGCTACACCGGCCAATGATTTATTATTAAAAGTTGTATCAGTGAGTTCAGGTGTAGTTACCGCAGTAACTTATTACAGCGGTGTATCTTCACTAAAAACTTCTATTCAAGTTAGTAACTGGATTCCACTAGTGTTTACAGCAAATGAAGGTGCTCCGGTAGCAGCTCCTGCACAAGGTACAAATTGGTTCTGGAGTGTCATTGACCAAGTAGACATTATGGTTCAATCCGGCGGACAATGGAATGGTTATAAAAATATAAATTATGACAGTACTGGTTTCCCGACCCCAACTGGAAGTAACACAACAGATCCAGCTGGTCCTATAATTGCTGCAACTGCACCAACAACTCAAAGTGATACTACAGCGTTAGTATACGGTGATCTATGGATTGATACCAGTGATTTAGAACTGTATCCAATAATCAGTCGTTGGGAATTTGATACAACAAGCATGACAGACATGTGGGTATTGTTAGACAACGCTGATCAAACAAGCAGCAAGGGTGTAGTGTTTGCTGATGCACGTTGGGCAACCAACGACAACACAAATGTAGTTGATGATCCTATTCCAAGTATCGTTAGCTTATTGGCCAGCGACTATGTAGACTTAGATGTACCTGATGCAGCATTATACCCAACAGGTATGCTATTATTTAACACACGCCGTTCAGGTTACAATGTTAAATCATACCAAGCAAATTACTTCAACGGCATTAATTTCCCTGATCAAACTTTGCCAGTAGAAACAGCAACGTGGTTAAGTGAAAGTGGATTGCAATCAAATGGTGCTCCTTATATGGGTCGTCAGGCGCAACGTAATATGGTTGTAATATCATTGCGTTCAGCAATGGATACTAACAATGACATTCGTGATGAAGATAATTTCTTCAACTTGATGGCTACTCCTGGTTATCCAGAATTACAACCTAATATGGTTGTGTTGAATGCTGATCGTGGTGATACAGGTTATATCTTAGGTGATACTCCAATGAGATTGCCATCAGATGCTACATCAATTCAAGCATGGGCAACTAACGCGGCAGGTGCTACAAGCACAGGTGAAGCAGGATGTGTAACACGTAATACATATTTAGGTTTGTTCTATCCAAGTGGTATCACAAGTGATCTAAGTGGTAATCTAGTTGCAGTTCCCGCAAGTCATATGATGTTGCGTACATTTATCAGAAATGATACAGTTGCTTATCCTTGGTTAGCAGCAGCAGGTACACGTAGAGGTAATATTGACAATGCAACAAACATCGGTTATATTGATAGTGCAACTGGTGAATTTATAACTACTAAGACACGTATTGGTATTCGTGATGTGTTGTATATTAACTTTATCAATCCATTAGTATTCTTTACTGGCATTGGATTGTTGAATTATGGCAACAAGACAAGTTTCAATAGTTCTAGTGCTTTAGACAGAACTAACGTTGCACGACTAATTGCGTATGTTCGTAGACAATTAACATTAGCAGCACGTCCATTCGTATTTGAACCTAACGATGCACTAACAAGACAACAAATTCAAGGGGTTATTCAAACATTGATGGTAGATTTAGTTGCTAAACGCGGAATTTATGATTATCTTGTAATATGTGATGAAAGTAACAACACACCAGCAAGAATAGATAGAAATGAACTTTGGGTAGACGTTGCAATTGAACCAGTCAAGGCAGCTGAATTTATCTACATCCCGGTTCGTGTATTAAACACAGGTGAGATAGCAGGAATATAGTAAACTAAAATAACCCCTTCGGGGGTTATCAGTTTAGTTAAGATAAATAAGATTAATAGGAGAAATATAAAATGGCAACAGCCTCACAATCATTGTTCAACATGACAGTCGCCTCTGATAATGCCGGCGGCAATCAGGGCTTACTAATGCCCAAACTACAGTTCAGATTCAGAGTTAATTTTTTGAATTTTGGAGCAGACACCAGTACGGTAGAGTTAACAAAGCAAGTTATTGATTGCTCTCGTCCCAACGTACAGTTCACAGAAATTCCAATAAATATTTATAACTCAACAATGTATTTGGCTGGAAAGGCTGCATGGCAAACATTAGCTATCAACATTCGTGATGATGCTTCAAACAGTGTGTCAAGATTAGTTGGTCAGCAATTACAGAAGCAAATGGATTTTGTTGAACAAGCAAGTGCGGTATCTGGTCAAGACTACAAGTTTCAAACAAACATTGAAATACTAGACGGTGGCAATGGTGCAAGTACTCCGGTAGTATTAGAAACTTGGGAATGTTATGGTTGCTTTGTTCAAACCGCAAACTATAATACATTAAATTATGTTACAAACGATGCAGTGACAATTTCATTGACCTTACGTTTTGATAACGCAATTCAATCACCTCTCGGTACAGGGGTCGGTACACAAGTACCAAGGACATTTGGTTCAATTACTACCGGTATCGGTGGTTCTTTCTAAAAAGAATCGTAACTAAATAAATCTAGCATGTCTGGATTTTATCAAAACTTACAAACAGACACTGCCGGAGCATTTTCCGGCAGTGTTTTCCTTCGTGATTACACTCACGCTAGTAAAACATTTAGACCCAATGCATATGAAAATGCTCCTAAATTTAAGTTTCTATTTCATGTTTACTTTCAACTTAATCCAACTGGATTGCCAAGCGACTTCAATTTGGCTAGTTACGGCCTATTAGTTAAAACAGTAAAACTCCCTGGCTTTAATTTAGACGTAGCAACATTGAATCAATATAATCGTAAAAGATTGATACAAACAAAAATCAAATACGATCCAGTTAATATTACGTTCCATGATGATAATGGAAATTCAATTAGAAAAATGTGGAAGGGTTATTACAATTACTACTACGCCGATGGAACAAAACCACAAGTTGTGTTTAACGGAGCAAGAGGAGATACCCCAATATCACAATTAACAGGAGGCGGAGGGTTCGCAGGTGAAACTGATGCCACATACAATAGCAGAACACAATATCAACCTTCTATTACTGGGAATGCAAGTTGGGGTTATCAAGGTAGTACTAGCGATCCAACTGGTCAAAAAATACCTTTCTTTAAAAATATAACAGTGTTTGGTTTCAACCAACATAATTTTGTAGCTTATACATTGATCAATCCTGTAATAACAGCTTTTAGCCATGATACATATGATTATGCTCAAGGCAACGGAACAATGGAACATCAAATGACATTGGATTACGAAACTGTAGTTTATAATGAAGGTGCAATAGATGGTAAGAGCCCCGATAATATCGTCACTGGATTTGGTGAGGAAGCTTTTTATGATAGAAGATTAAGCCCTATAGCAAGACCCGATGCAAATTCAAAGATATTAGGTCAAGGTGGATTAGTTGACGGTGCTGGCGGCACATTGAAAACTAATAGAAATATAGTACAAGAAACTAACACGGCGAATGGCACGGCATATAATACATTTAAAAATACAAACATAGTGAATATTGCAAAATCAGAAGTTGTCAATGGTATAAATAATTCAGTAGGACAAACCCCAAATAGAAATGTCAATGTAGCAACTCCTATATTTGGTGCTATTCAAAGTAGAATTGGAACTGCTGGAGCAAAATTATCAGGAGCACTATCTGCACCTCCACAGATAGGCGGTAATCCTTCCGCGGGTTCACAAACATCCGGTCAGAGTGGACCACAATAAAGTAAAAAAATGTCACAAATTATAGATAATCGTACAAACTTAGATCAAACAGTTAGAATTTTTGATTCTTTTTATGCGTTCAATTCAGTTGTTAATGCTGTAGAATATGATATCGTATATTCATATTTTGTATCTGTTTGTGCCTCTAAAAATATTGCAGCTAATTTTACTGCGGTGTTATTTAGAATAGCACAAGAAACACAGATACCTGTATTACAATTAATTGACCAAATCAAAGGTACAAAGAAAATGGAAATGAATCAAATTCTTGCTTACTATCTAAATAGTTTTAAAAGCAAAACTTCATTATATGGCATAGCTATCATACCAAAATCAAATCAACCAGTGGCACGAAACATAGTGCAATAAGTATGGCTAATTATGCTCAGGGTACTTATACTTGCCGAAATCCACAAAAGTATGTAGGTAAACATAAACCCAAATACAGATCGTCTTGGGAAATGCGGGTTATGATGTTTTTAGATGAAAATAAACATATTACACATTGGGCAAGTGAATCAATTTCAATACCGTATCGTAGCCCATTAGATGGAAAAATACATCAATATATTCCTGATTTTTTTGTGGTTTATGAAAATAAATCACATCAAATTAAGGCAGAAATAGTTGAAGTAAAACCAAAAAGTCAAACATCATTGACTGAAGCAAAAACCAGACATGATAAATTACATGCAATAGTTAACCAAGCTAAATTCCTATCCGCTACTGCATATTGCAAACAGCACGGTTATGTTTTTAGGGTCATTAGTGAAGATTCAATTTTTGCAAATACTACTAGTAGTGTAAAAAAAAGAAGATGACCTTTTTAGAAATGGGTCACGAAAGTAACTAAATACTTTCTATGACGAAACGACTAGAAGAACTTTTTGAACTGCCGCAAGATGAAATAGACACCTTGGCGAAACCAACACCAGAAAATGCACAGGAAATAACCACTGAAGCATTAGATAGTCTATCAAAAATAGAACAAGCATTACCTCAAGTCCGTGGATTAGAAGCCGCAGATGATGAGATGGATGCATTAGCTGAGATGGCTACAAGCAGCTACAAAGACTTAATTGATCTTGGGATGCAAGTGGATAGCAGATATGCCAGTGAGATATTTAATGTTGCTGGAACTATGCTTGGTCATGCTATTACTGCAAAAACTGCTAAACTAAATAAGAAGTTAAAGATGATTGATTTACAGTTGAAAAAAGCACAATTGGATCAAAAAGAATCAAGTAGGGACAAGGAAATTGAAGCTACCCCAATAGGAGAAGGTAGAGAACTTGATAGAAACGAGTTGCTTAAGATGTTGGCAGCAAAATCCACTTAAAAAGATAAATAATATATACAGGAATAAAAACATGCGAAGCCTTAAACATTTCATTGTTGAAAGTATACATACTTACAAGTATACTATCAAAATTGCCGGCACCATTGACAAAAACTTTATAGACATGTTTAAGTACAATCTAAAAAAGTTTGACCCAGTGGTAATTGGTGAACCAAAAAGTACTCCAATACAGAAATCACCATATGGTTTTCCTAACTTAGAGAACGAAAGTGTTACATTGATTAAAGTTGAGTTTAGATACCCAGCTACAGAACCAATGGTGCAACAACTTGCTCAGTTATGCGGATACAATGTTAACATGGTGCGTATGATATCAACTGCTTTTGATGATAGTATTGATAGTGAACAGGCGGGATATCAAAATGAAATGAGTCATAGCCCATTGCTTGATAAAGAAGAAATGGGTGAGCAGCCTGATGCCAAAGCAGCAAGCAAGGCGTACGGGGATTCATATTTACAATCAATCAAAGATCAAGCTAAAGAGTCTAAGATTGATATTCCATATGCAGGGACAAGAACAAAAGATGCGTTTGACCCGTTCAAGCCATATTTAGATGATAAGAAGATGGGGGACAAGAGCCCAATGAGTACTATAAAGATGCCACCAAAGCCAAAGACTGGCGCAGCATATAACCGTTAAGGAAAATAAAATGGATTTCAGAGATATATTAAAATCGTTTGACAATTTATCAGAAGCCACAACTACTACTGATACAGGTGAAGTTCACACTGCTGACCCAGGTGGTTACGGTCGTAAAGACGATGAAGATGCTGACGGTAACCCAGTTAAGCAAGCACCTCCTGCCGTGAAGCGTGGCAAAGGTCGTCCTCCAAAAGCAGCCCCTGCAGGTAGCAAGCCTGATTGGTCAGCATTTGGTGTAACAGGTAAAGATGTTAAGTTGCCCAAGTGGGATAAAAGTAAAACTACTAA